CTTCTAAATCAACAACTTCTTTTTTGGTTCCCGGTATTTGTTTTTTTACAACTTCAAAGCCAGGAATTAATCTATTTAGAGAGCCGAATTCACCATCATACGCTTTTGTCAAAGCTTTTGAAGCTGTCTCTAAATCCATATTACCTGTAACTGCTAAATCCATAGACTTCTTTAAAATTGTTAATGCTTTATCTTCATCTTGATATGTTGCTATTAACCTTGTCAAAACAGGTCTCATTTGAGAATCTGAAAAAGTTGTAGATTTCTGAAATGCCAAAAGTTGACTTTCAATTTTAGTCGTTGTTTTTTCAACATCCATTCCTAAATTCTTTAAGACATTTTGATAAGCAACAATTTCTTTTTGTTCATCACCTGCTGCTTTTCCACAATCCCAAATTGCTTTACCTAATGCTGCAACTCCACCGACAATTAAACCTGTTTTAAAAAGATTTCCTAATTTATTTAGACTTCCGTGAGCAGTATTTACTCCTTTTTCAAATTCTGAAGAATCTAAACCGAGTTTTGCAGTTAATTCACCTATTATCATTTCTCTCTCCTTATACTATCCCAAACTTCATTCAAAAATTCCTCTTCCTCTCTCTCTTCTTTAAAATTAGGATTTATATCAAAAAGATATTGCTCTAAAAGGTTATAAAACTTTTTAAAATTCAATTTATAAAATTCCTCTTCTGAAAAACCAAATCTCACTCTTATAATATAATATAGCCACCACCAATCAATCTTTTGTTTTTGAGTGGTGGCTTTTATTCTTTTTTTAAATTACTCGGAAAAGCATCATTTAAAGCATCAGCAAGTATTTTGTCATATTCATCTATTTTTTTACTATCAAGGTCTTTTGCAAATTCTTTTTTATCTTTATATTTTTTTGTGAAATCTGAATTAGTATTTTTCAAAACTAAATATAACAAATCAAGTATTGTCTGAAATCTTTTCTTATTATAATCAACGAACATATCAGTTAATGAACCATATTTTTCTTCAATTTCCAAAAAGGAGGTGAAATCGAACTTCACCTCCCATTCTTTATCTCCTATTTTTAAAATAAATTTTTTATCGCTAAATTCATCCATTATAACCTCTATAATGAAATTTTTGTTGCAGTTTCATAGAAGATTATTGAAGCTATTTTACTTGGACTGCTTGAATCTGGTATTGCAAGTGCCTCAAAAGATACTTGCCAATGTCCTTCATCTTTAAGTTCAACATTTAAGCCACCTGTTATTTTTGCTTTATATATTTTGAAGTGTGCATCAGCAATTGCATCACCAGTTGAATCAAGACTATCTATTAAATTTGTACTTCTGCATTCAAAAGAAAAATAAGGAAAAGTATCTGTATCAATATCTAAAGTTTGAGTTTCGCTTGAACCAGAACCACCTGCTGTCAAAGTCCAACCTGTTATTGCTGATAAAGTGTCTAAATCTAAAACTGCGTGTTCAAAAGTAAATTTAATGCTTTTAACTCTTGAACTTAAAGAATAAATATCATTATCACCTTCACTTGTTGCAGTAACTATATCAGGATTAAATTTTATTGCAGCAATTCCTCTTATATCTTTTTCAGTTCCACCAACAGGTTTAAACTTTCCGTCTGTTACTCCTCTTATTACTCCTATCTTTTTTAAAGCCATTTATATTTCCTCCTTTTTAATCTTTTTTAATTCTATTTTAGGTTCCTCTTTTTTAAACTCTTCTTTTTTAATTTCAAATTTTTTCTCTTCATAAATCCCTAAATAATAATCAGATTTATGTGCTATTTTATATAATGCAATATCTTCTGGAAGTTCAACATATCCATTTATAACTTCTTTTCCATCAATATCAGTAATACCTTCTTTTATTTTTACTTTAACAATTTTTTTATCTTTTATTAAATCTTTATCTTTAACCATTTTAATACAACCTCCAAACTCCAACTGTCACACTTGACACATCACTATAAGTCACATTAACTTCACCTTCAGCATCATTAAATCTTGCAACATTGAAAGGTCCTATTATTTTTGTTGCTCCTGCTTCAACTGAAACTTTAATATCGTGATCCTCTCCAAAATTACAAGTTGCTTTTGAATCAATCGTGACAGTTATTGGACTACCTCCACCATTAGAAATTACAAAGAAGGTATATCCATTATTGTCGAAATAATTTCCATCAGCGTTAGCACTTATTAAAGAATATGCAACACCAGAAGTTGTTATTAAATTTACAGTTAATTCTGTTGCAGCCATTATAACCTCCTCATTGTTAATTCAAAATTTATTACAAAACTCCACCTTTCCTCTTCAAACCAACTTGTTATTTCCGTATATGCTTTTGCATATACATTACTTGTTAAATGAAGTAATTTATTGTGAAGTTCGTTTTTTATATTTTTTATTTTTTCATATCCAATTGAAAAATTTTTGTTTATAACCCTTATTTGAATTATATAAGTATCTACATCTAAATCGGTTCTTGGTGGGTTTCCACCAGTTAACCAAATTACAATACAATCTTTATTATCAGGTTTAAATTGTAAAAAAAGGGTTTCACCTAACTTGCCGTATCCCATCCCTTGTAAATACATTCCTATATCATCTAATATCATCTCATCATACCTTTTAATTTTTCGGCTAAAGTAGATATATAATTTTGAATATTTTCTCTAAAAGGTTTTTCTAAATATTTAGCTTCTCTCCCCGGTGCGTGTTGAAAATCTAATCTCTCGTGTTGAATCACTGCATAATCTCTCGCCATTCCCATTCCGTAAGTAACAATCAATTCCGTTTCTGAAATAAAACCTGCATCTGAATCTTGCGCTAAAATTCCTTTATCAATCGGAACTATCGCTCTACTTTTCATTAATAAATCATATCCTATATCCGTCATTGCTTTTTTTGCTGTCTCAACATTCTTTTTTGCTAAATTTTTAAGATTTCGTTGTAACTCTTCTATGCCTTCTATTTTCACTTCATAATTTTCGCTCATATTTCCTTTACCACAATCCATTTTAAAATTGCTTTATTGTAATAATCCTTTTCAATATGAATTTCATTAACAATATAATCTTCTGAATTAATTTCTATTTTATCTCCTATATTAATATCAAAAATATCTTCAAAAAATATTCTAAATTGTGAAATATAAAAGTCCCCTTCTCTGTCAACTACTCTTCTCGTAACCTCTTCTATTTTGCATTTTTTTTCTATAGGGTCGTCATATTTTATTGCTCCATATTTATCCCTTCCATTTTGTTTATACCATAAAACTTTTTCAGAAAATATCATATTACTATTTTTCCTAATCTATTTTTAAATCTTTTTAAATAATGTTTTGCTTCAGGACAAATTAAAGCTTCAATTTCATTTACAGGTTTTGCTTTTTGATATGAATAAGCACCCATAGTTTCGGTAATAAATTTATCTCCACCTTCTCTTATAAAATCTAATCCTTTTTTAATCATCCATTCGGTTTGAAGACAAGTTGAAATTTTAATATCTGAAGGAATGTATTTATAATAAGAATTGTTAAAATTAACATAATCTATTGCTCTTGGGAATTGACTTTTTTGTATTATTCTATAAATAGAAGAGTTATCTATTGCCTCTGAAAAAGCGATATCAACAGTTATTTTTGAAGTTTCACTATCAAAATCAATAATAAATCTCTCTTCACCTATCGCTTTTCCATCTACTATTATTAAATAACAATATGTGAAATATTTATCTACATAGTTTGTTAAATTTGTATCTATTAAAGTTGTTTCTGAACCTGAAGTTGCAACACCTTGAATTTCACAATCTAAAAATTTAATTTGAGGTCCAACATAGAGGTCTATTAATTTTTCAGCTTTTGAAATGTATTTTATAATTTTATCTTCAGTTAAATCTCCATAATCATAATTAGTTTTAAATTCGTTTAATGTTATATATCTATAATCGGAATTATAAGCCATTTTATTCTTTAATCTTTTTTTCTATTTTACTTTCAACTTTTTCTACTTTTGAAATAGGTTTCTCTCCGACTTTTACCCATTCTTTTTTACCATTTTTAACCTCTTCAACTTCTAAAAGAATATCTCCTCTATTTAAATAGCCAACTATTGAACCAGTTTCAGGAACTATGTATTCATCATTTGTTTTGATATTAAACATTTTCTTTTTAAGAGAAATATATTTTTCATTAATCGCTTCATTAAACTTTACATTTTTCATTTAAACCTCCAAAAGGGGGTATGTCTTTATACCCCCTCATCATATTCAATATATAATGTTGCATCAGTAGTTTGTCCTGTTCCATTAACATCTACATTTATTGCTATCGTCTGTAAAGCAGTTACCTTTGCGTTTGCTGTTGTTACTACTAATGCCCACGGGACACCTGTTGTTATTGCCGCATCTTTAGAAGTTTTAGTTGCTATTTTAGTTGTTCCTTGATAATCAGTTCCTTTGTTATAAAGTGTTAATGTTATTTTATTAGTTGTATCAGAAGATAAATCAGCACTATTTAATAAATAAACGCCTCTAATAATAATTGGAAATTCCATTGTAGTAAAAATTGGTAAAGTAGTATCAGTTGTTATTGAACCAAGCCAAAATGCTACTCTTTTACGAGTTCTAATCATTATCCATCTCCGTCAACCAATAACTCCACTCCAAAAGCATCAACAATTTCTGTTACTCCATAAGTTGCTGTTGCTACAACTTGATATGCTCTTAATGAAGCATCTCTTTCAATTTCAATATTTGCTCTAACTTTCCAAGCTATACCTAAAGCTTGTTTAGAAAACATACCGCATTTATGGTCTCCGCTTCCATCATCACTGAAAAGTGTTGAAATATAAACTGGAACTCCTAAAAGTTCACCAACATAATATGAATACATCAAGCTATCAGGAAACTTTACTCCAACATTAGCAGGTGCTGAACTTGTAGCTTGTATAGTGTCTGTTAAATCCTGCCAAGCTTGTGGAGATAATACTGCATAATAAGGTCTTGGTGCGCTTGCTTTCTCTAATGCTGTTATTGCTGATTTAAATGTTGTTAAACTTAAATTTGTATTTGTGGTTCCTTTTGAAGTTGAAAAACCATCAAAAAGCGCTATGATATCTGATTCTATTTTTGCAGCTAATGCATTAGAAGCGTAGTCTGAAATAAGATTTACTAAATTATCTTGTGAACCCATTGTTGCCAAATCTGTTACTGTAAACATTAAACCTACTTGGGAACAAGTTGCAGTTCCTCTCCCTGTATCAAAAGCTGTATTAGTTGATAAATCCGAATTTTCTTCTAGTGCTGTTGCAACTGTGCCTGCTGGTGTATAAGGAAAATAAGCTACCAATCCTGGTTGATTTGATATATCCTTTTGCATTATTAAATTTGGTAAATTTAATATATTTGCTATTCTAAAAGTTGTCTCCGCATTTACAACTGGTATTAATTCAGTTATTACACTACTGGTTACTTCATTTGACATTTTTTATATCCTCCTTTTATTCAATGCCAATTTTTTTTCTCCACTCCTCATAAGCTTGTTTCCAAGCTTCAATACTTTTGAAATCTTTTAATTGAGGTGGAGTTTTTGAAACTTCCCCTTCAGGGGCTGGATTGGTTGGAGCACCTATTGAGGACTTCTTTAATCTCTTTAAATCATTTTCAAATTGTTCTTTTATTTTTTGAATTTGAACTTTCAATTCCTCATCATTTTCAGTAAATGAAATCAGTTTCAAATAAGGTTCTGGAATATCAAAATCAAATTCTCTGATAATTCTATTTACCTTATTTTGAAATTCATATTGTTTTTTAACATTCTCAATCTCTTCTTTTTCTTTTAAGGTTTTTTCGTATAATTCTTTAAACTTTTCTTTTTCTTTTAGTTTTAAAGTTTCATTTTCCTCTATTTGTTTTTTTAATTTTTCAAGTTCCTTTTCAAGTTTTTTTCTCTCTTCATTTACTTCTTTAAATCTATCATAAGGTATTGCTCCAACTTCAGGTTTTACCTCCTGCGAGGTTTCTTGCGTTTTTACATCTTCGCCTGATGGATTGTCTTTAACTTCCATATTTTTTTGCTCCTTTCATTTTTACAGGTTTTGTCCTGAAATTAAAAAACATTTTATAACCACCTACCCTATTTTAAAAATTTCTCTCTAAAATATTTACATTTAAACTCTGGAATCAAAACAAACTTTCTGCTTAAAATTAAATTTAACATCTCTTGTTTATCAGAATTTAAAACCATTTTACATCCATTAAATCCTAAAGATAATTGACAGATATAACAAATTTTCATTTTTTCTTTTTATTTTTTTTTATTTTTTCCAGCTTGACTATAAGCAATCGCTATCGCTTGTTTAGGGTCTCTTCCTTCATTAAGTAACATTTTAATATTTTTTTCAATTATCTTTTTTGACCTGCCTTTTTTAAGCGGCATTTTCATTCTCCTCAAAATCCTTTAATAAATCATCATAATGTTCCATTACTTTTTGAAACTCAACATTATAAGGAGTTATTACACATCGACAATTAGGGTGAAAAAGTCCATCCCATTCAGCCTGTTCTAAAGTTCCATCAGCAAAATCAGATGCTTCACTCCTTAATGAAAGTATTTTACCATTCCATCTATCACAAATTTCGCAACAATCAGGTGCACTTTGAACTATAACTAAATCATAACCTGCATCAATTGCTCCATTTCTTACAACTTCTCTATGTATTCTTTTTTGTTGAGTCCTTAAAACCATTTCAGAATATCTTGGAAGTTCCCACCTTTTACCGCCCCTATCTATTAAACAATTTAAACCTATTTGTTCTATCTTTTTATTTAATATCTTTTTAGCCTCTTGAAGAGTTATACCTTCTAAATTTGCTTTTAACATAGTTTCTTTTATAGATTCTCTTAATATTCGTCTTGAACTTTCTGCGGTGAATCTTAAACCTGTCCCTACTAATTGCATTGTCTCTTCACTTATTAATCTAATAGTTTCAAGATGTATACCTCCAAAAGTAATTGGTGAATAATCTGGTATATATTTTTCCATCCAGCTATTTAAAACTTCAATATCCTTTTTATAAATTTTAGTAAAATATTTTGGTATAAAATCAGAAGCCTCATCACTTAAGACTTGTAAAATTCCGACAATTTCTGTTATTCTCTTTTCCAACTGAAATCTTCTAAATTCTGAAATTTGAGAAGTTTTTAAAATTTCTAAAATACTTATAAATCCTCTTTCAAATAAAACAATAAGTTCGTCCATTAAATAATTTCAACTCCACCTTTTATAGGTATTTCAACTCTCGGTATTGGATTTTCACTTTTAATCTTTTCAATTTCATCAAGCGCCTCTTCTTCAGAACAATTAAAAGCTTCCATTATATATTTTTGAAGACTGATTGCTCCATCATCTCTCATTTTAGAAAGTTGATTTAACTTTTCAGTATAGAATGTTGGAATTCCATCATCCCAAAGGATTTCAACATCAAAAGGTTTATAATTTGTCCTTTCTATTTCACATTCTAACTCTTGAGCCAATCTTAATAATTTTTTTAATCCCATATCATAATAACTTCTTTTGCGTCCTATTTTTGCTAATGTTCTTAAAAGTCTTCTCTGTAAAGCCTCTCCACTTTCAGGATACCCCGGTTTTTCTAAACCAGTAATGGTCGGACTCATCTCTGTTATAATATGGAGATAATCAATTAATTTATCTATTTCTTGAAAACAAGCCGTCAGAGATGAGTCCCAAGTTAAATATTGTGGAACTAATTCACCTTGTCCTATTTCAAAA